CCGATCCGTATCCAACTGGTCGGAGACGATGTACAGCCTGTCCCCGTCCAAACGCCACAACGGGCGGCTACTGCCGGAGGTGGCGGCGCTGACCACGGCGTGAATCGCTTCGGGGGAGCGCAGCACTTTGCGCACGTCCGGGTTGACTGGGTTGAGAGTTATGCGCGTGAATAACGGCATGTTAATCCTTGTCTGGAACGAGTTCCGGGTTTGCTTCTGTCGTGATGGCTTTTCTTCGTATATTGACGATTTCCCGGAACGATTTTTCGGCGACTCCGGTTTTCCGCTCCGATGAAAGGTGAACCGGCTGGCCGAGATATTTGAAGGCGATCTTGTATCCGATAGGTTCCGACATGACGTATCGGGTGACGCGAATGTGGTTGAACACCCATCGGACGACTTCGATATCCAGACCGTATTCTTCCGCGTATGTCTTGTATGATTTCATGGTTTTCTCTTTCAACGCGCTTCGATGGTGACGGGCTTCTCGTAGCATTGGGGAACATAATTCTTGTCGAGCGCCCAGTTGTTGATGAAGCGGAGCGGGCAGGATTGGTCCCATACGCGCTGTAGTTCCGAGACTGGCAGCACCTTGTATCCGGCTTCTCCGTTCTTGGAGAGCATGTACCCGTATTTGCCGTTCTTGTCGGCGTCGCCGTTGTCGAGCAGGTAGATTTTGTGACAGCCGTCCCATGCGAATTCTGTGGCTGGGCTGGTTTGGCCGTTGATTGTGATGCTCATTGCTTTCCTCTTTCATTCTTATGTGGACATATTCAGTATAACACGTAAATGGGATAATGAAAAAAACAAAAAAGCGCACCGGAGTTTCGGTGCGCTTAGCGAAGCAGAATACGATCAGCTGGCAGAATGCCAGTCACCACCATTCTGTTCCATGAACCGTTGCCGAGCCCGATGCTCCCATTCAGGAGAACCGGGCTTTTCACGGTGGATCCAGCTCATCACGCTCGACGGTTTAATGCCGTTCGCGGTGATGATGGTGTGGCCCACCGGATACGTGCTGCCGTCGCTCATGTGTCCGATTCCCGGCCGGTCATGCTCCATGCGGAACGTGTGGTGTTTCGCGTCCGGCACCGTGTATTCGACGCCCGGATCCCAGCGTGCCAGGGCGAGCGCCCCCCTGACGCCACGGTGTTTGGCGGCCAGGCGCAGCATCGCCGCTTGGCCGACATCGGGGCCAAGGCCGGCGAATGGCTTCTTCGCCTTCTCGTCCGGGTCGAACACGTCAGGATTCGCGGCCATGAACCGTCGGTATTCCTGTTCGTTGTCGCACAATGCGTCGCGCATCTGACGGTATCGGCGAGTCGGTTTCCGCCCGTCCAGCAACTGTTTTTCCAGTTTCTTGAAGTCCTTGGACTGACGGTATTCCTTACCTTTTTCCGGATTCCAGCCATCATCTTGAAGCTCATGCAGCGTGTCAGCGAAAGCCATCTTGTCATCGAACGCACTGCCGTTGATCAGCCCACGGTCGACGTTCTTCACGTACAGGTCGCGCATGTCATCGTTCAACGGTGACAGGTGTTTCTCCGTCGCCGCATCGTACCGGGCCTTCTTGGTCTGTTTTCCTTTCCATGCGGCTTCATAGCGGCGTTCCGCAGCTTCCTCGTCGTAATCCCCGACCCAATCCTCCGGCTGCGGTCCCGTGTATGCGTTCGTGTGTTCGCCTAGCTGTACGGGCTCCAAACCAAGCTTGTGAAGCTCCCAGTTCGGATCCAATGCGGTTTCGAGAATATGCTGTCGGGTTTCCTGTTCCAATTGCGTACGGTCAGGCGCTTTGACCGGTATGCCGGCGTATGCGGCCTCTATATGGTCGGCGATATAGTCGGCATGGGAGCCGCCCGGGGCCTGTGGATCGTATCGCAGGTTTTCAATGATCAGTGGCATGTCATCGGTTTCGCCAGGCTTTGCCGGACGGGCGATGAGCTCATCCAATCGTCTGGTGGCGTATCCCGCGCAGTCGGCTACATCCGGATCCATGATGATGTTCGTTTCGGCGGCGAGCATCGCATTATTCAATCGTTTCCGTTCGAAGTCCGTCAACGTGTCGCCGGAGGGCAGACCGGTATCCTGTTCCTCCGCGAATTCACCGTTTGCTCGGCGACGTTGTTGTCTTGCTTGAATGGATTTCCTGGAATCAACCATCTGAATGCCTTTCTTTCAGGGGCTGTTGGCTTCAGAGTATTCGTGAGAATTCAGCTGAATCCTCGTTTTTCGGGAATTGTTTTTTCCCAGGAAAAAGACGATCCAATACCCGTTCGATGATGTTCTTGCCCTGTAATTGTTCCCCCCATTCTTCGGGTATGGCCTCGTATCCGTATAGGATTCCGGCCATGCTTCCTGCGACTGCTGCTGTGGTGTCGGTGTCGCCGCCGAGGTTGACGGCGGCGAGCACGCAGTCCCGATAGTTGCTGGTGTTGGACACACACCAGATGGCGGCGTTGAACGTGTCTTTCACATATCCGCCTGATTTGACGGAATCACGCCCGTAACCTTTCGCATATGAACCGAGACGACCTAAACCGTTGCCGTGCAACGCTGAACGAAGCAGCTGCACCCAAGCCCAACAGCATTCTTGGCTCAACCGGTGGGCGTGCGTGATGGCGCTCACCTCACCGACTGTCTCCCGGTCGGCTTCGGTGAATGCGAGAGGCATGATACGCATCAGAGAACCGTTTCCATTGTCCCATTCGCCATGGAGTCCATGTCCTCGGTGGAGTGCTTCTCGTACGGTGTTTCCGCAGTCGAACACGTTTCCGTCGATGGCATATTCGCCGTCATATAGCCAAGCGTTGAACCGGTGCTGCATGTCCTCGATGTCCACTTGCCAGTCGTTGCCGATCAGCGAATCCAAGGTGGCGAGCATCATGCTCGTGTCATCCGACCACGTGCCAGCCTGCTGATTATGCGTGCCGTGTCCGATCATGCAGGTGCAGGTGAACGTATTCCGGTCGTGGAACTCGTATGGTACGCCCAATGCGTCACCTATCGCCTGCCCGTAGACGGCTGCACGCAACTGTTCGATGGTCCCGTTCATTCCCCGTCTTCCGCCGGCGTGAGCAAAGCTTGTCTGATCCGCAGGAACATGCGATACCGTTTAAAGTCCGGAATCGGCACATTCGGATTGCTGAGAATGTCCAGCACATCGTCGCCTGATAGTTTGGTTCGACCAGAGAAAACGTTCTTCGTCTTGTCTCTGCTCCACCCGAGCTGTCCGTCGACATCATTCAGAAGCAGGTGCTCCCGATTAATTCCTTCGCGCACGGCCTGGACTAGAAGTCTGCTATCGGCACTCATTGTTTTCCCGCCTTTTCTTGCATAGGTCGAGCATCGGCCGCAGTTCAGGTGTCCCGCCCTCACGGTCGCTTCGTACCGCATGCGCGGCCATGGGTAGCAATTGTTCCAGGTTCTTGTCCATGGTTTTTCTGTTTAGAGTATTGTCCCAGTCGGTGGTGATACGTCGGAACGCATTATGGAATTGTTCGACTACGACAAGCCGGTCAATGTCGGAACCGTATACGGTTTTCGGTGTTTCCAAGGTATGTCCCGACGTGAGTTCATAGTCCTTCTTTTGGCCGTCAAGCAGGCGAGCAAGGACAATCGTGTTCTCTGCGAACTTGTCTTCCGGCAGGCCTAGAGCGCGCATACTGTTCAACGCCCACTCATGGTCGACGGACGAGAGACGCCACGGGCAGCCTCCGCCGTTCGAGTGGAATTCGTACCCGTACACATCCTTCAACGTTTTCGCCGCGATCTCGCGAATATGGTCATGTTGGATCCGATACCAGGCGCGCAACGCTTCGCACAGCATCGCATAACAACCGTTCAACTCCAGCTGCTCATAGGTCATTGTCCTGCTCATTACGATTCCTTAACCGTTAATAGGATTCCATTGGATCCAACGAGACCGACTTTGTTGCCGTCCACAAGTATCCACCCCTTGACATACCTGTTGCCCTGCAGCCACGTGGCCTCGGTTCTATCTTCCGGCAGCTTCTTGGATGGGCATCCGCCGATATTTTCGCAACGCAGATGACTGACATTGAACGTCCGTTCCGTCTTTTCCGTGAACGTCAAGTACTGTGGCTCCGTTCCGGTTGTAGTTGACAACCAAAGCAGTCCAATTGCCCAGGCGGCGATGATGAGGCTTGTGATGCATGCTTGGCATTTTTCCCAACCTAAGCTATCGGTGAGGTCTCTGCAGCGAGCGAGTATCAGAAACATGACGGATACGGAGACGATTGCAATGACCAGAAACCACCCAGTATTCAGATGGAATTCCCTAGGCAGAGAATTCAACCAATCGGAATAGTCAACCATCATTGTCCTTTCCTGTATCCGCCGATATGTCGAATCGCATACAGAACCGCGACGCACAGCATGATTCCGCTGACCGGCAGACCGATGAACGGGGCATGCCCATGGGTCAGGTTGGATACGTCTATCAGCAGGCATGTCAACGCATACATGCCGAGCAGTACGCTGAGCTTCCCGAACACCCTACGGATCATCCGATTCCCAGAGGCCAATAATTCGGCGCCCATCCAGCTGACGAGCATTAGCAGGATTACATGCGATGCGAGGCTGGTGAAGCTCATCGTTCGTCTTTCAACTGCCAGCCGCATTCGATGTAACTGTTGCCTGCACAGGGAACCTGTTCGCCGTTTCCTAGGGTCACGTATGTGGCTTGCCTGTTGGCTTTCTCATCAGGGGCCAGCTGTCTTGGGTGATCCCAATCGCAGGTTGGTATAACATTTATCCCGCTATAGGTATATAGGGCTCCACCTACGCAGTCCACTACTTTTTTGTCCTTCAACTGGATGGTGTAGGGGCCGAGCTTGGCGCCCTTCTTCTCTTCTGCTTGCTGGGTGTCGATTTTTTCAAAGTTTTCTTGGACTTTCTCAGGATGATTTGAATTCCAGATGACAGCCGAAGTTACCAGGATTATAACGAAGGCGACAAGCAATCCGATAAGCACATATCCGAATTTGTCTTTGCCTTCAGGCCGCTCGTTCAGCATGGAAGTCCTCCTCTTTTATCGGTTGTACTGAGATGATCGCGTCCACGTCGGCGTCCTTCAAATGGACTCGTACCGGTCGTCCGGTTTTGTTCGCTTGGATTTGCGCGTCATGCACGGTTTTCACGTCCGGCCAGGCTTCCATCAGTTCCTCGTTGCTTTCGCAGCCGTTGATGACCGGCACCCAGTCGGGATGCTGGTTCATGAGCGTGCTGGAGAGTATGGGGGCGGTCATGTCGTGCAGTTCGTTCATGGCGCTGTAGGCGGCGATGGTGAAGAACAGGCGTGATTCCACGCTATCGTCAGTGCCTTTTGCGGACTGGTCGATGAGGTCGGCGAACGCTTGTTTGAACTGTTCGCTGACCTGTTGAATCGCGTCGTATACGCTGCCGGCGTCATTCCAGTTGATGCTGGTGGAGCCCAATGCGGGCGGCGGGAATCTTTCGCTTGCGTCTTCGGTGATGTCGTCGTTGAACGTGAATCCGGATGGTATCTGGGCCATTTTTTTCTCGCTCCGGTCAGGCGATGAGACTCAACAATTCCGCATCGTCGGGAGTCCCGTCGCTGAGGACACTGTCATACTGGGGCTCCCGGTTGGATGCGATGTCGAGTTCGGTGCGCGGCAGTTCCACGTTCGGCCCGGTCTCGTTTTGCAGATACTTGTCTGCACCTTGTGGCTCGAAGATCCAATTTTTTGGATGAGGTGGAAGTACTACGCCAGAAACGCGGCCGACAGTCCCGTTGACAAGTTTGAAGACGCCTTGGAATCGTCCGTTAACCGATTCCACGATCATACGGCCTTCGATGTTTTCAGGGAAATCCGGGGTTGCGTTCCTTATCCCGATGGTGCCGATGAATCGGGTCCCGTTTTCGAATGTGTGGGAGACGCGGTAGCGTTTGTTGTATGCCATGATGGTTCCTTTTTTGATTGTTTTTTTATGTGGACAGTTGTTGTGGATTGTGGATAACCGGTCAGAGTGGCGTAGGGAACGATTCTCCGGCTGAGAACTTCAACTGGCGGAGAGGCTTGCCCTTACGCCACTTGTTCCACGCCTTGATGGTCAATGCGGCGATGCGTACACGGTTGTCGCGGGTGGAACGGCCGGCCTTGTGAGGCTGAGCCATCAACGTGTTGCGCAGTATGAGGATCGGATCGTCGGCTTGCAGGTTCGCACCGCTGGCGAGGCTCATGAAGAACCTGTCGGCCGCATCCGTGTCGATGTGCGCGAACGTCCACCAAAGCGAGGCGAACATGCTGCTGGTCAGCATGTCCCCGGATTGGCTGCGGAACGCGCGTGATGCGGCGAGCACGTCCGCCAGTTGCGGGGTCTGGTCGATGAACGAGATAATCTCACCGCGCGTGGGTTTCAAATCGTTCTGAGCGGCGGCCTCCATGCCCAGCTGGTCGGCCAGATACACGGCGCGGGCCAGTGAGGCGAGCTGCGTGGAGTTCTTTTCTCCGCGCAAGGTGAGCACGTCGCCCAAGGTGCGGGTTTTTCCGCTGTCCATGGTCTGCTGGGTTTCGTCTTCCAACCCTCGGATGACGAGCGTGGTCAACGGCTT